GCGCCTTGTGGAGTTCTTCCATGTCGGCGGCATACTTGGCTTGCATCGCTTCTGTCTCTGCTAGCCAATTTCCTTGTTTGTCTCTATACTTTTCGTTTTCCTTGTCCAGTTTCTTCATTCCCTCTGTGACAGCGTTTCGCGCTTTCTGCTCAATGAGGGATGCTTTGTTCAGATCCGCCTGAAGTTTCTTTTGTGTCTCAAGGATTTTCTTGGAGCCTTCGATGGTCTTCTTCAAGTCTTCCATCTCAGCGAAAAACTTATCGAATGCTTTGGTTGCAACATCATTCGACATAGGTGGTGTAATACCGTCTTGGTTGTTCGGTGGTGTGGGATTGCCTTGTGTTGGTTCAGCCATCTATCTGTCCCTTTACTGTCTTTGGCTCTTCAAAGACTCCATTCGCTCCTTCTCTTCCTTCAAGTGTTGCATCAGCAAATCGATATAAACCCTCCGCTCCCATGGCATCATGCTCTCTAGATCAACTAGCGTGTAGTTGAAGTTTTGCATCATCGCAAAGTTCACAGAGAGCATGTTGAACAAGTTGTCATGGGTGGAGGCTAGGAGAAAAAACTTGTGATCCCCCTCAGAGTCGAGTTGTTCTCATGACCACAATGCTTGCACTTGAATTGAACTTGCTTCTCCAACTTGGGCATCGTTTCCACGAAGGAGAAGAGTTTCTTGAACTGTTCCTGCGTCATCTCTTCGATGAATCCACGAACTTCCTTGGGATCCATTTCCGAGGCATTGAAGATCTTCTCACCCTGATAGACCTTGTCGATTGACTTGACCAACAGGGTGAGTGCCTTTTCAATGTCACTCTGCGAGTCAATATCCTTCAGGTCATCGACTGTGGGATACTTCATGACCACGCTGATATCCCCGACAACAGGGATGATCTTCTTATGGTTTGGATCGGTGATCGGTTGAATCTCCTTCAGGTTGATCTCAACCTCAGTCGGGAGTTCACACTTTGAACACTTGACATTTGGCTTGGCAGTCTCACCAACGGATTGGCTGCGGAGTTGCAGGAACAAATACTCCATGTCTACCAATGGCAACTTGAAGACATCCACAGCCCCGCCTGTGCATGCGGAGATCACATCGCGGATGGCTGTGTTGATTGTCTTCTCGTCCTTGCTCTCAGCCGCCATGAGAAGGATCTTCTCTTCCTTGACGATGAAGGGTCGGTATTCGATCTTCTTTCCGCTGACGGGAAGAGTTGTTTGGTGTTTTGGCGTTGAAGCGATAATTCCTGCGAGTGACATAACGATCTCCTATGACGAAAAGTTAGGGTAAAAATCCGTTTCCAAAGAATCCTGCACCGAAAAAGCCTTGAGTCTGTGACAGGAGAGTCAGACCCAAGTCGAGTCCACCTTGACGCGGTGTGGAATAGACCACTCTTCCATCCACGCCACGCGGCAGATCATCCACCTTGTATTCCTCTAGTTGCTTGACATAAGCCTGTAGGACGCTGCGTTGCTGTTGACGAATGTTGTTGAACGCCGCCCGTTCTGCAATCGTACCGAGGGCAAATCCATTGACAGCCTTGTCGATACCCGCTTGGCTTGCCGTGAGGATGTCCTTGTAGCGATCCCGCTCAATCACGGGGTAACCCGTATCGGTGACTGTTGGAATGATGTTGTCGTACTTAATCGTTTCTTCCTGAAGCGGGATCATGTCATGGTACATGAATCCGATGTCAGAGAACAACGGCTCCTGTACATTGTTGTAGTTCAGGTTTCCACCGTTCATGTTCATGGAGAACGGATAGACTTCGGTAAACTTGTAGCCGACAACCTTGCCCTGATACATGGCTTCCATTGCCATGGCGAAGTTCTGCACATGGTTCGGCAGGAGGAGCAGATAGATGAAACTGTCCTTGGCGTAGTCATCGTAGAACTTCCATTGCCGCGTGTATGGATTTTGAATGTACCGCAACCACCCCTCAAAGAATTCCTTTTCAAACATGTCTGTTCCGACATTGAACTGCACCTTGATGCCCGAAGCATTGTTGGTGTTTCTCTTGTAAGGAAACACACGGTTCGGGCCTGCGTTGATATAGTTCTGCTCGGTGCTATACCAAGTCTGTTCATTGAGGTTGATCGACTTGCATGTGGTAGCCAATCGGGCGACATCAGGAACAAAATTCATGCCGATGCCGTCTCTCACCGCTTGGTTTGGGAACACCATAACCAACCAACGATTACCCGCCGCCCATCCCGTTTCACGCGCCCGCCCGTAGACAGAATCTTGAAACGATGGGTCGGGATTTCCGACATACGATTGGTATGCGGCTCTTGCCCGTGTTGCTTGTAGGTTTCCGAGGATATCCATGGTTCTATAAGGTATCTATTATGCCAAAGCCCAAACATCTGCGCGAGTTGCACCCTTGAACTTGTCCAATGGAAAGAAGGGTACCATCTTCCATCTCATAGGTTCGATGTACGCTACCTTTGTGACGATATGACTGTAGTAATATCGCTTGATGCAGGGCTTGAACGCTTTCATTTTCGCGCTGTTCTTGAGTAGACCGTAGGTGACGCGAAACTCAACTGATGTGTTGTTGTGCTTGACCCAATTCGGATCGGAGACATACTTCAGGAGTTTATTAAGGAAGTCTGCCCGAGCCGAGGGTGGTAGATAGTGAAGGTTCAATCCGAGGAATCCACCCTTCTGTGGGTGAAGGATGATCGTCACAGGAAACTCATCCCAAAATTGGAGTTCATCCTTGGTCTTGGGCGCGTATCCAAAAAACACCATGTTCCCTGGCGTCAATTGCTTTCGAATTAGTGTCTTGCTGCTGTCGATGTAGTTATCCTGTCGCATGGTTGTTTTAATTCTAGACAGGTTGGTTGCCAACCAACGGGTAGCCCGATCATCGCCCAAATTCAGATTGGTGGTTCGTGCGAACTGGTTTACAACCTTTGTTACCTGTTGCTTCGTCATTTGGCAGTCTTTCCGAAGATGTTTTCTTCAGTTAGGAGTCTGAACTTCCAACCCCGATCCCCGCAATAGTCTTCAGCAGCCGCCCATTTTGCCGAATTGATCATCCAGTTGCGGATCTCAAACAATTTGGACTTGGAGATCCGTTTTGACTTTGGCTGTTCGGGCTTCATTGTCTGCTTTTTCGGCTTTACTTCTATCAGGCATTCCTCAATTGACCCATCAGGCTTCCGCAGTCGCACCCAAAAGTCAACGAAGTATCGGTGCCGCCGTCCATCGATTGGCGAGATGTAGGGAATCACAACCTCTTCGGAAGACCACTCAACCACCGCATCGTTCTCGTCGCAGAATGTCATAAATCGGCGTTCCCACGATGATCGGTAGAAGCACATGTTGGGATCGCCCTTGTACTTTTGTGGACGCTTTGGTGTGTACTTTCCCTTGTACGAGTTTCCAGTTGCGATGATCGTGTCTCCCGTATCTGCTATTTATGAGATCCCATCTAAATACACCCATATGGCAGAGTTCAGCAGCAGCAAAACCTACGGAGAGATCCGAGCCATCGACGGCATTCTTCGGCGCAGATCAACTGCATTCGAAGATAAGTTGTTCAATGATGGTCGCGGCGGTTTCATCAACAAAGCGGATGCAACGAGGGCTGCGGGGTACTACAAGTATCCCTACGATCTTCTGACAGATCCATCCCACCAAAGCATCATGTGCATTGAGATATGGGATAACAATCCCCAATACTTGGCAACCAAGCGCGAGGCGTTTGCTAGATTTGGCGAAAGCCTGATCGACAAGATGCGAACCGCACAGAATGCCGCCGAGGCAGATGCAACCGCCGAACAGAAAACAGACATCGTGGGGATGGTTGCAAACACCCTCAGCGCGGTAGTTTCGGGTGGCGGCGTTATCTTAGATACCGCGAAACAGGTATTTGCTGACGGCAACCTCAAGGGTCAGGGATTGGGACGGGATTCTTATACAGAAGAACAGACGGGTCTTGCAGGAGGAACTGCACCGATTCTTTCTCGCATCTATCTGTACATGCCTACGGGATTGGAAGTCGGATATGCGATGGAGTACGAAGATGCAAGCATGGCAGGATTGGATGCGCTAAAACTTCCCAAGGCAATCGCAGGCGGTGATCCCGCAGCAGCAAGGGACATCGGCAAGAAGATTGGATTGGCAAATCTCAAGGTGCTTGACTCGTTGGGCGAACTTGTCGGTGCTGAAGCAGGAACCTTTGCCAAGTTCGCTTCCGCACAGCAGCGGCAAGTCGTGAACCCAATGTCGCTTCACCTGTTCAAAGAAGTCAAGCGCAGAGAGTTCAACTTCTCTTATACATTTCTTCCGCGCAACAGGGAAGAGGTTGAGACATGTCATGAGATCATCGGTCTTCTCAAGTTCTTCTCCCACCCCAAGCGGTCGGAGGGTTCGGGTCGCTTCTTGGACTACCCCGCAGAGTTTCAAATCAAGTTCCTGACTGCGGACGGCAGGGAGAACGGCTATCTTCCATACATTCACAAGTGCGCCCTCAAGGGTGTCAAGGTGAAGTACGGCGAGGAGACAACATTCACCACCTTCCAAAACGATGGGTACGGCTCCGCACCCACCAAGATCACCATGGAACTGTCGTTCAGCGAACTTGAAATCCTCACCCGCGACCGTTTTGGTTGGGAGTTGGGGAACATCCCCTCACCCTGAGATAATCCATGGGCTATTTCAACTATCTACCTAATGTCGGCTATCGGGATGATTCGGGCAATCTAGTCCTTGTGAAGAACATTCTCACACGGGCAAAGATCCTAGACATCGTCAAGGAAGCACAGGGAACCGCCTTGGATTACACGATCAAGGACGAGGAGCGTCCCGAGACAATTGCTCACCGCATCTATGGTCGGTCTGACTACCATTGGATCATTCTCATGTTTAATGAGATCCTTGATCCATACTTCAGTTGGCCTCTGAGCGTCAACGAATTGGAAACGCAGATGGAGAAGACATACACGGGCAAAAGCCTGTTTGTATACCCTCCGCTACTGTGGGATCATAAGAGTGGAAAACAGGAAGATGGCGAGATCGTTCCTTTTGATCGG